GGGTCTATGAGCGGTCATGTAGAGGGCAGCAAGGCATTTGCCCGTTATCGTGACATAGATGATGAAATCAAGTTAGATGTGTTGAAAGAGATAGAGTGATAATCTTTCTAATTTTTTTTGTTAAGATCGCATTTATCTATATCATCTGAGGAAATGCCCCCTTTCTTATATAATGATAGTATTAGCCCTTTATTCTAAGATATTCACATATGTGTGATATATATGTTTCACATTGAGAAATGAAATCTTCGTCTTTCACGTATTTTTGAATTTCTTCTATAACATCTTCAAAAGACAAGTTTTAGAATATTTATTCAAACATAGACCCCTCTCCGAATATTATCCATTCCAATGAAACCCCATAATCATAAACAAGATAATATATCCATTCGGGCTTCAAAACACTACGGTCTGGATTTTTTCTCACATTTGCTATATTGGTACGAGTTATATTGTGCTTCCTCGTGAATGTTTTAAGCCCACGAATGCGTTTCTGTGCTTTGAGCATATCAATAGCTTCAAAGAAACGTTTAGTTATAGCGATTCCTTCTTTAGAAATTTTCATGACTCAAATTTTAGTCTTTGAAATCCATAGATGATTACATATTTGTTTTTATAATCGCTTCATACATCCGAGCACATGGAATACATGTCTTATCATATTTTTCGGTAGTTCTTGTATTCCGTATTCAGGAGATCTGTTTGTTGGGATTAAAGAATAACTATCTGGATTGGATGCAGGACCTATCCTTTTTATAGTTCTCATGTTGTTGGTTGTGATAATAGCATAAACCTCACCATAAGGTAGAAAAGAAGCATCCTCTATTTCCTTTAGAGCTATTATATCGCCATGTGTTATTTCAGGCTCCATTGAATGTCCAGTGACATTGCACCAACATGTAGCTTCGTTGTACTTCTGAAAGTTAATGAGGTATTCGGGCGTGGTAGTCTGATCGTTCAGAACGATGTCGAATCCGCCGATGAAATCGACATTGTAATAAGGCACACCTTGTGTGTAGCTTTTTTGTGGAGTTGGCGCATTCCATTCTGATTCATGAACCATGCCTATGTTGCTACTGAGGGTGTATTGCTTGCTTTTTTGTTTTTCTTCCTCCTTAATCATCGGGACATCCGCTCCTGATAGCCACCCTGTAGTAAGGTTAAATTTTTCCTCCAGTATCTTTTTATACGAATCCTTAAAGGATGTCACTCCGTTCTCCATTCTTGAATACGTGTTTTGACCGACTTCAAGAATGGCAGCCATTTGTCGCTGTGTGAGATTCTTGTGAGTCCTCAGCAACTTCAGTCTCAAAACAGGATTAGTATCCATAAAAATCAATTTATTATCCCTTTTAAGGATATTTAATGAATAAAATATCCATTTTATCCAAATAAGGGATATATTTGCACTACAATAATAATCTTAACGAAGCAAAGATAATGAAAGCCGTAGTAAAATCAAACATTCTGCCCGATAATGGGATAAAAATGACCTTGAAGGACTATTACGAATCTCTTCCCAAAACCACCAGCCCCAAGACCGAGTTTTTGAAGAGGGTTGTGGACGAGTGCGGAGTATCGTTCGGCACTGCGATAAACTGGGCAAAACGTGGTATGCACCCAGCGGACGAGAAGCACCTTCCCACGCTGTCGAAACTGACCGGAATCCCCGAAGAAGAACTGTTCGATTAAGAGTCATAAAGCGATGGAAGACATGGAATTTTACATGGCGGACGGTGAGTTGCTCTGTCAATATCCAGACGGTAGCGTGAAGCCAGTTACTGATAGCGACACAGACTTCATCCGAGAGATGGTAGCCACTATAAGGGAGTGGTATCCGGGAGCATACAATGCCCTATCGGAATGTTACAGCAGAAGTGTGAACAATGTTCCTTACTTCCATTACCTGATGGTGCGGCGTTTCTTGAAGTGCAACTTCGGTAACCTTGACCACACGGCGTTGGACATACAACGGACGGGTAAGTTCAACTTCGAGAAGGTGCATTGCCCGTTGAGGGGCGAGTGCCGCTACGAGGGTGAAATATGCGGAGCAAAGTTCAACAGCCGCCTATCCGCAGCGGAGGTTAGGGTAATGCGCTTGGTGTACGATGGAATCAGCAACGACGAGATAGCAGAACGACTGTATATCTCCCCTCACACGGTAAAAAATCACATAAAGTCTGTATATCTGAAACTTGGGATTCACGAGAAATCCGAATTTATCCAGTATGCACACAATAACAACCTTTTTAATGATTAACTATGTTAAATGAATCCATTTTAAAGATTGTACTAAACGACAAAACATTTAGTCAACGAGAAGCTGAAAAAATAGTAGGAAGCCGAAACCGACTATTTGAACTAGTTGGGAATGGGTCTATCCGTGCAGAGAAGAAACCGTCAGATAGACAAAACGGAAGATGTTATTGTAATGCTTACGATGTAATCAAATTCGCCTGTATAAAATAAGCCCCCTTAATAACATGAACACAACCTGTATTATCCCACGGTCAACAATCGAGAAACGATACGACAAGGCAAGGGAAGATTTCAACGACCAATACGACAACTCCCCTTACAAATTGAAATGTAAGGAATTTTATCTAGGAGGCGGGGTAGAAAACTACGAGGTCGCCAGCCAGATACTATTGATGAACGATGAAGAAATAGCCAAATCCTACCTCGAAGATTGTGACCCGAAAGACTGGCAGAGCATTCGTCGATACCGGGAAGACCTCATGTGCGATACCACGGACGTATACAAAACGGCTATTGATATGGTAAAAGCCGATATTCAGAAACTAAAAAACATACAGGACGAGGTAGAAAATTTTCTTGACGACCATATAGGAGAAAACATGGACGGTCACTATCTCGACGGAGATATAAACTATGAAGTAGATTTAATCGACAAAAACGTCGATGTCAGCATTCATTACGACGCATACAATCACAAGGAATGGGACAACGGCGACTATTTAACGCCATCTTCTGGTAGTGGCTACATCGATACGGAATACACGGTAACCGTATTCGACGAATGCGGGAATGAAGAATTTGAGTTTAACGGTAATTTCCAAATATAACAGTCATGATATTCTACAAGTTATTTACCCTGCTCGCCATACTGCTTATGCTTTCCTCGATATTCGGGGTAGTCGCTTCGCTCATCAATGCCAACCTTTGGCAACTGGTAATAAGTATATCCCTGTTAGCGCTGTCATCGATGGCTCTTGCCGGGCAACAACAAACCGATAAGAAACTATAACAAAATCACTAACACAATGGAAAAACGATTAAAAGATTAATGGATATGGGAATAGAAGATACAATTATCAAGGTAGTGAGAGATGAAAACAATATACTGCTCGGAAAATTGGAAGATGTAATTAACCATGCAATATCCGGTATAAAGAAAGGCTATGGAGATGTGTTCTTGCCTGATTATGTACCGGTTAGAAAGGCAACAGAATTATTAGGGTGTTCTCATAGAGAATTGTTGAAGCGTTTGAATGCAATTAACGCCAAGCCTGAAAAAGTCGGCACACGTAACTGTATTACCAGAGATGAACTTTTAAAAATCATGAATTAAATAAGTAGCTATAATTCCATATAAATCAAGCATATACACCGCCCGTCCGGGAGGATATGCGGTGTATAAAAAGAAACATAACCCTTTAAACAAAAAAAATATGTCAGAGTACGAAGTATTACAGGTTCAAGCACAGCCACAAGTCATGCAAATAGACGCCCTCGAACGGGCAAATGTAGATTCGCAAGTAGCCACGGCAAAGCAATATCCGAGAGACATTAGGCGGAGTATAGATAACTCCATCGTCATGGCGACAATGGACAAGGAGACGGCTCAATCCTGCGGTTATGCCCTTCCACGGGGAAATAAACCCATTACCGGCCCTTCTGTCCATCTTGCCAAGATAATCGTATCGAATTGGGGGAACATGCGTACAGAGGCCAAAGTCGTACAAATCACCGATCGTCAAATTATAAGTCGGGGTACGGCGTGGGATTTGGAAACGAATGTGGCAAGCGCATTCGAGGTTCGACGGTCCATAATCGACAAGTACGGCAAACGGTATTCCGACGACATGATAACCGTAACTGGCAATGCGGCCAACGCAATAGCCTACCGCAATGCTGTTTTTTCGGTCATACCCAAGAGCATAACGGATAAAGTCTATCGGTCAGCGCAGAATTTTATAACAGGCGACCTGTCAAACGAAGACAAACTCAAAAAAGCAAAAGCAGAATGGATTGAATTCTTCAAGAACGAGTACAACATCACCGAGGAGGAGATTATAAAACTGTGCGGCAAGCAGACTATCACCCAGATACGAAGCAATGAAATTGCCCTTCTTTCCGGTATTCATCAATCCCTCAAAGATGGAGATACGACGGTAGATGAGATTATGAAGCCATACCGAGGCACGAAAAGCAGTAAATTCAAAGATATAGCCGGAGAAGCAGCCGGTGTCAAAGAGGGAATCAATCAGGAAGGAACTAAACAGACACTGTTCGACGATGGAAGCGCAAAGGACTCTTGAATGGTACAGGAAGCGACTCGGTTGTTTCACGGGAAGCCGCATAGGCGACCTGATGAAAACAAACCGGAGTGGCAACGGGGTCGGAGAATGCGCCATGAACTATATTTACCAAGTAGCGGGAGAGCGCATGCTCAACCCGGCTATGATAAACGACGATGGTTTTTTCTCCGACTATATTACCCAGACCGACATATCGACCAAGCAAATGCGATGGGGAACGGAGAACGAGCCCGATGCCCGGCACATATACGAACTTAAAACAGGTCGCCGTGTCGTCGAGGTAGGACTGTGCAAACACCCCACCATCGCCCATTTCGCAGCCAGCCCCGACGGATATTATTACGATGAGAATAAGCGGGAAAAAGGGGTAATCGAGATAAAAAGCGTGGGAACGGCCACATACGCCAAATACTTCCACAAGATAAAGGACAACGATACCCTCCTGTCCACGGAGCCTAAGTACTATTACCAAATCATGTCCGAACTCATGTGCGTTGAAGCCGATTGGTGCGATTTCATCGTATATAACCCGTTCGAGAAACCCTCCATGTTTATCAGACGGATATATCCCGATGATAACACCTTCAAGAAGATAGCCGAAAGGATATACGAAGCCGATGAATTAGTCAATGAAATAATCAATTCATGAAAGACTATGAAATACAGTCAATCGTCAGCCTGCTGGAAAGATCGGCAAAAGCGTTGGAAAAGTCCGACGACTACCGGCATAAAGAGCTGGCAAGATTGATGAGAAATAAAGTCAAACGATTAAATAAGAAATACAATGGACAAAAATGAGATCTTAAATAGCGATTGGGATGTCCGCTGTTATGCAGCATTTAATCCCAACACGCCCACCGGTGTGCTCACGGAGCTAGCAAAGGATAGTCACTGGCATGTCCGCCGTCATGCGGCAGGGAATCCCAAGTTAAAAGAAGTTTTAACCGATAAAAAATAAAAGCGATGTTTTACGAAATCAAACTGAAAGTAGAAAAAGAGAACAGCAAAGGAGAGATGAAAGAAGTCATCGAACACTTCATCACCGATGTAGTACTGTTCGCCGAGGCCGAGAAAAAAGGACTTGAACAGTACAACGGAAATTGCGATGTATACTCTATCACACACTCGAAAGTCGTCGAGATAGTCAACGAAAAGGAAGAAGACAAGCCCTTCTACAAAGCCACGTTGATAGACATATTCATTGATGACAACGGCAATGAAAAGGAAACGAAGTACTACAACCTCGTTTGCGCCAAAGACATCACCGAAGCCAACCGCCTCATGCAAGAACACATGAGACAAGGCCTTAAAGACATGCGGCTGGACGGAATTGTGAAAACAAAAATCATGGACCTGATATAGGAGCATAATGTGAGACATTCCCCGCAAGCCGATCCGGGTACGTGGTCGAGCACCATACGGAGAAAGGAACTGCGGGGAGAAATTAGCCATAAGTGTTTTAGGTGGTATCGGCAGTGTCGGAATTGGTATACGATAAAGTGTAGCTCTTATAGATAGGTTGGCAATGGCACAGCTTGTAGAGGCGTAGCCGTAAAATAAAAATTACCGCTTGACAATTCTCCTCCGAGTTTAGGCATACGAAAGTATCGCACGGTGAGCGCAACCTCACAAATTAAAACTACTAAGTGAAAGTCTTAGAAAAACTCCTATCATGCGGGTTCGAGTCCCGCCTGCCGAACAAAAAGAGAAAGATACAATATAATGGAAGAACAAGCCACATACAACAGAAAACTCAAATACGATGTAGTGATAGGGATAGACCCCGACGTTGAGCGCAGCGGCTACTCCGTATTGGAAACAAGGAAAATGAAAATGGAGATGAGTGTTTGCCCATTCCCCTTGTTGGTAGAGGGCATAAAAAAACTTCATGAGCACTGCAAGAAAAACGATGAACGAGTGGCGGTATATGTCGAGGCAGGTTGGAAGAACAAATCCAACTGGCACTTGTCACCGAAAGACACACGGGCGAGCGCAGCCAAGAAAGGCGAGCATGTAGGTCGCAACCAAGAGACCGGTCGCAAGATAGTCGAAATGCTGAGGCATTACGGAATACAAGTCATGGAGCAATCCCCATTGCGCAAGTGCTGGCAAGGGAAAGACGGCAAGATCACTCATGAAGAATTGAAGCGGTTGTGCCAGATGAGCGGGATAGAGTTTAACAGCCCCCGCAGCAACCAAGAAGAAAGGGACTCTGCCCTGCTCGCCATCACCTGCTCCGGATTGCCCATTAAATACAAAGTAGTTGAATCTGAAATAAACAAATGATAGACACCATGAACAATCTTGTATTCAAAGGTCAGAACAACCAAGCACTGACAAACAGTTTGTTAGTCGCTGAAAAGTTCGGGAAAGAACATCAACACATTTTACGGGACATACGGAATCTTATAGGGGGTATGTCCAATTTTGGTGAGACCCCTTATTTCGTAGAAACAAGTTATATCCATGAGCAAAACGGCAGAGAGTACCCCATGTATGTCATGAACCGAGACGGCTTCACCTTGCTGGCTATGGGATTTACCGGTGAAAAGGCTCTCAAATTCAAACTTGACTACATCAACGCCTTCAATCAAATGGAGGAGACAATCAAAAGCGGTGGTTACAATGTCCCCGGCTCTTTCCGTGAAGCCCTCCTGTTGGCCGCCGAACAACAAGCCCGAATAGAAGAACAGCAGAAGATGATAGAAGCCAACCGCCCCAAAGTTTTGTTTGCCGAGGCGGTGGAGACATCACAACGCTCCTGCCTCATTGGAGAGCTGGCAAAAATCCTCAATCAAAACGGAATCAAGATAGGGCAAAATAGATTGTTTCAACTGTTGAGAGATGAGGGCTACCTCTGCAAGACAGGTGAGAATTACAACCTGCCTACCCAACGGGCAATGGAGATGAATCTCTTCGAGATAAAGAAAACGATCATCAACAAGCCCGACGGCACAATACTGGTAACGACCACTACGAAGGTAACCGGTAAAGGTCAAATCTACTTCATCAACAAATTCTTGCGTGAAAAACAACAGAAACAAGCCGTATGATAGACATCAAGCACATCATCGCCTCGATAGTCGAGGAAAAGAAAAAGAATAACAAGGAGCCCTCCATAGCGAGCTTTACTGAAATACAGTCAGTGGTTATCCAGTCACTCAAATCCGAGATAAACGAGCTATGCAAAACCGGTGAGATTGACAAGTACAAGACCCTGAACGGGTGGGCATTCACTATCAATATTGAGAATAAATGAAAGACAGCTTTTTGATTTATAAATCATTTTATAAACCCATATCGAGATTATCGGACAAACAACTGGGCAGGCTGTTTCGAGCAATATTCAAATATCAACTTGGCGAGGAGGTTACGGTAGAGGAGGACATTGAAATGGCATTTGAGTTTTTCAAGAATCAATTCGAGATAGATGAACTCAAATATCAGGGCATTGTCGAGAGAAACCGGAACAACGGGCGTAAAGGAGGTAATGACAAAAACTCTGAAACGGTTAAATCAAAGTCCAGTGGGAGCCAAACGAGCCACTCGACCCCAAATAACCCAGTGGGGGCCAAACGAGCCAGTGGGGGCTTAAATGATAATGAAAATGATAATGATTTAAAAGAAACTTCTCTATCGAGAAGCAAAGAAAAAGAAGAAGATTTTGGCAAAGACGTTGACAAGCCACTGACAGAACTGCGTGAAGAACTACTCTCAAATCAAACG